TCAAAAAACATTCTCTGCAGTAAAAAAAATATTTCCAAGAGCGCATATAGAGGCAATGAAAGGAACACCTATTCAGGCATCAGATTATTGTAAAAAAACTGGTGAATACGAGGAACGAGGTGAGGCACCAGTTGGCGCAGGAAAACGAACGGATTTAGACGTCGTAAAAGATAAATTAAAAGAGACTGGTAAGATGCGTGATATTGTAGAAATTGCTACATCTTATCAATCAGTAAGGATGGCTGAAATAATATTAAAATATAAAGAGAAACCTCGGAATTTTAAGCCTATAGTAAAATGGTATTGGGGGCCCACTGGATGTGGAAAATCCAAATTAGCTTATGAAGAATTAGGAGAGGATTGTTATACTTGTTTAACAACGGGTAAATGGTTTGAGGGATATGACGGACATGAAAATGTTCTCATAGACGATATGAGAAAGGACTTTATGAAATTCCATGAATTGCTAACGTTCTTCGATAGATATGCATTCAGAGTTGAATGCAAAGGCGGTAGCCGTCAATTTGTTGGAAAACAAATAATCGTAACCTCAGCCTATCATCCTGCTTGTCTATTCGAAACACGCGAAGATATAAATCAATTGTTGCGACGATTTTATATAATAAAAAATATCGCAACTGGGGATACTGAATATCCAGAGGAAAAATATTCATACGCCCCGCCCTCATAGACATCCAATAAGTTATCAAATATTTATGCATCTTCATAAATACAATCAACCCAAAATTCAATAGATGCGAATTGTTGGGCTGCACCACCACTACCTCCGTTAGCTTGAACGGCGGTCATCATTAGAAATAAATTCTTAGTTGTAGTTGCACTACCCGTGTCATCAAAAACAAAATGACTAGGTAAGTATTTAGTTATATTAATACTTTTTTTTATGTTTAATTTAAAATCATTGTTGGCAAAGTATTGTTGTCCGGGTAATCCCCCGGTGCCATCATTTGTGGCAAATCCTACTTTATGAGTCCAACGCTTTTTAATAGTCCAGTAATCAGTATTTACAATACTTATTATATCTCTCAAAGTACCGACAGGTGCTGTTACGGAGTTACCTGCTTGAAATAATTTATTTATATCAAGATTTGTAGGTAATTCACTGGGTCTTTGTTTAACATAACCCAACATTAATTGTACTTCTGTGGGACACGGATTTGCATTAGTTAATGCATCATATGGTGTTGGTCTTAAGATATAGTTTAAAGTAACTTTCTTAACTTTAATTGAGTTACCAACTCTAGCCCCTGCTCCTACACCCTGTGATATAGTCCAATAACTAGCTGAAGGCGCCATTGGATATGGGCTGAAGTCAGGACTTTCTAAAACATTACCAAATTGAAATCCTCCATTAATTTGAACGCTTTTATCTTCAATAGTATTATGGATGGCTCTTTTAATATATTTGGCTACCGCCGTCGAAACTCCTTTTGGCGCGGTCTTCTTTGTTTTTCTCGAATACTTTCGTTTATATGGTTTCTTATACGCTCCCATTTGATATCTTAAAAGCTTATATTTTTAAATTTTGGACGCACAAATTTTAAAATACTTATTTCTAAATGCATTCATCCAATAACTTATTGGATGTCTATGAGGGCGGGGCGTAGTATTACCCCCGACCTCTGAGAGATAACCTCTGAGTAAGAATTATCTCTCTAAAAAAAATTGAAATGAATTTAATTTAAAGACATCAATATATATAATATATAAGATGAGCGACACAAGCAGCACAAATAAGTTTAGGAATTATTGTTTAACCTTAAATAATTATTCAGAAGAGGATTACCAATATTATTTACAAATAAATTGTAATTACATTGTAGTCGCAAAAGAAATAGGAGAATCAGGAACACCACACTTGCAAGCTTTTGTAATGTTCCCAAATCAAAAAACATTCTCTGCAGTAAAAAAAATATTTCCAAGAGCGCATATAGAGGCAATGAAAGGAACACCTATTCAGGCATCAGATTATTGTAAAAAAACTGGTGAATACGAGGAACGAGGT